GGAATTATTGCACCTGATGACTGGCCTATGATGCAAGAACATATTCAGTATGACTTCTTACAGGATGGTCATTTTTCAGAGTTAAAGGATGCAGAACTTCTAGAGAACAGAATACAATCACTAGAAAGTATACAATCTTATGTTGGAACATTCTTTAGTAAAGAATATGTATTAAAGAAAGTTCTACGTATGAATGATGCTGAGATAGATGAGATGAGAAAACAGATTCAACGTGAAGTTGATACTGATCCAATGGATGGTGGAATTGACATACCAGATGGTGGTGATGGTATTACACGTTATCCACAAGATGGTTCTGGTGGTGTTATTACACCAGACCAAATGCCAGATTATGAAAAACCAGAAGAGGAAGGAAATTAATTATGAGTAGAGAATTTGTAGATGCAGTTGCAGACGGAAATAATATAGAAGCTGAAAAAGTTTTTTCAACTAATATTGCTAATAAGGTTGGCAGTACATTAGAAACAAAACGTAAGGAAATTGCAAGTACTTTTGTAAAAAGTATGACGGTAAATCCAGAGGAAGAAGATGAGTCAGAGGTTTGACAATCTATACGAATCTTTAGTTGAGAAAGATGAGCATAAAAAATCTAAGGAGTATAAGAGACTATCTCCGAAGATGAAGGATGCTGTTGATCAAATTTTCAAAAAAATGGATTCTAAACCTTCAGATTTCCTAAATAGTTTTGAAAAAAGTATAAAAGACGTATCAAAAAAATTTAAAGTATCGGAAAAAGAACTTTTAGGTTATTTTGAAAAAGAAATGTTGTCGATTTAAGGAGTTAGAGAATGGCTTTTGCAACAAGAACATTGAGAGACACGCCTGTAAATAATCCAGGCGCTGGTGGATTTGTCACCATCTTGGTTGATATCGAAGATGATACAACGGCAAATAACGCTATTCTAGATGCGAGTGCATTAGCTGGACACGCAAACGGTGCAAAACTACATCTCAATCGTATTTGGTGGTCATTAGTACAGGGTACAGCAGATGATGACACTGGCCACGTAGAAATTATAGAAGTTGGTGCAGCCGCAAACAATTCACAAGATTCTACACAGTTTAGATGTGCTGGTACAGGACACTATGACGGAACTGCTAGTGCAATTAAATCTGCTGCGACAAATACCACTGCAACTTCTGGTGATCATGAAGCTAGTTGTTTTGGTACATCTGGTACAATTATCATAGAATTTAAGAAAGACGAAAACTATACGTCATAAGGATAGCACAATGAATACAGTAAAATTATTTTCTGAGGCAATCGAAGAAGTAGAGTATATTACCGAAGAAAAAGAGGGTGGTGGAAAAAACTATAAAATTCGTGGTATTTTTATGCAAGCAGACATAAAGAATCGTAATGGACGAGTATATCCTATGGAAGTACTTGATGAAGAGGTAAGAAAATATAATAAAAATTTTATTGAGCAAAATCGGGCATTTGGTGAACTAGGACACCCAGACGGGCCAACGGTCAATCTGGAAAGGGTTTCACATATGATTACATCTTTAAAGCCTGACGGTAAGAATTTTATTGGTGAAGCTAAAATTATGGACACACCTATGGGTAAAATAGTTAAAAATTTAATGGATGAAGGTGCAAAACTAGGTGTTTCCTCTAGAGGTATGGGAAGTTTGAAACAAAAAGGCGGAGCCAATGTAGTCAGTGATGATTTTTATCTTGCAACAGCTGCTGATATCGTAGCAGACCCATCTGCTCCTAATGCTTTCGTAGAAGGTATTATGGAGGGAAAAGAGTGGGTTTGGAATAATGGATCACTTGTGGAAGCACACGTTGCGGATTTAAAAAAGAAATTTGATGTAAAGAAGCATCAAAGACAAGTAAATTTAGAAGCTTTAGAGTTTGCTAAATTTCTTGAAAAGTTGTAATTTATAAATAAATATTACAAAAACAAACACGTTTAAGGAGACACCCTATGTCCGAATTAGATAAAACAATTGAGGAACTTGAAGCAGAGGTTCTGGCGGAACTCGAAGAAATCGAGGAAGCTAATGGAGCCGATGCACCTAAAAAGGGTGCTGCTCCTGCTGAAGGTCAAAAGAAAGTAAAAGGTTCAACACCAGGCGGTGAAGTAGAAGATAGTGGAGCTGCCGTTGTCGATCCAAATCAAAAAGACGCACCAGCAAAGAAACTTGCTGCAAAAGCAAAAGAAATTTCTGGTGATCCACGACAAAAAGGCGAAGGAAGCCCAGACAAAATGAAAAAAATGAAGGAAGGTTACACAGAAGACGAAATTCGTGAACTTTGCCATTCTAAAGACCATGATTGTGCAACAGTCATTGAACATCCTGAGTTTGGTCTTGGAAAACCCATTCATGGTTCACACGCTATTCCCGATGATGAAGGATTTGTAGAGTGGTATGACGTTCAATTCAAACATGGCGTAGAAGAAAAAGTTATGGTTGAGGATGTTAATGTTATCGAAGAAGCTCATCACGAAGGTATGGATATGCCTAAGACTAAAGACGCATTGATGGCTGCTATGGACAAAGCAATGAAGGGAATGAAGAAAAAAGACCTTCAAGCTGCATACGGTTCCATGATGAAGGTGGGTCAGCAAGACGAAGAGACAAAACAAGAGATAAAAGCTCTTGAGGATGCGAGAGCAGAAATTGAAGAGAAAATCAAATCTATCTCCATTAAAGAAGACGTTGAAGCTCTTACAGAGGGTGAAGATTTTTCTGAAGAGTTTAAGAAAAAGGCAGCAACCGTTTTTGAAGCTGCTGTTAAATCTAAGATGCGTTCAGAAGTAGAACGTATTATAGAGGCTGTAAATAGTGAAAAAGAAGTAGAAGTTGAAACTTTCAAAGATGAACTTACTGAGAAGGTTGATACTTATCTCAACTATGTTGTAGATGAATGGACTAAAGAGAACGAGTTGGCAATCGAGCGTGGATTAAAGGGCGAGATTGCAGAAGACTTTATCTCTGGACTGAAACAGTTGTTTGAAGATCACTATATTGACGTTCCAGACGAAAAATATGACGTTCTGGAAGCACAATCAGAAAAGATTGCTGAGTTGGAAGAAAAGATCAACGAAGAAATCCAAAAGAATGTTGACATTTCTCAACAAAACTCTGGATTGGTTCGTGAGCAAGTTATTGCTGAAGTTTCTGACGATTTAGCAGACACAGAGATTGAAAAGTTCAAGTCACTCACAGAAGATGTAGATTTTGTAGATGAAGAGTCTTTCAAAGAAAAACTCTCCACTCTCAAGGAAAGTTATTTCCCTAAAGTTTCTACTGCAGCTGATAGTACAGGAACTAGTTTTGATGATGAAGATGGTGGCACCGCACAGGACGTTGATACGACAGATAGTATGCGAAAGTATATGTCTGCTATCAGTCGTGATCATAAGGCGAGTGCATAAATTATAACAGATGTAAATAAAAAAAGGAGAAACAAATGTTTCAGACAGAACATCTACAAGAAAAGTGGCAGCCAGTCCTAGAACACCCCGATTTGGAAAAAATCGGTGATTCTTACAAGCGGGCTGTTACTACTCTCATCTTGGAAAACCAAGAAAAGGCAATGAGAGAAGACGCAAGTTTTCTTTCAGAAGCTGCACCAGTAAACAGCACAGGTGGTCAGATTTCAAATTGGGATCCAATTTTGATTTCACTCGTTCGCCGTGCAATGCCTAACCTCATCGCTTATGACGTATGCGGTGTTCAACCAATGACAGGCCCCACGGGCTTGATCTTTGCAATGCGAGCAAAGTTTGCATCTTCTGATGGTGCAGAGGCTCTCGTTGATGAAGCAAACACAGGGTTCTCTAACGATGACGCTGCTGGTGATTTGACTTCTTCTGCAATGACAGGAACCAATCCTAAACTTCTGAACGATAGTCCTGCTGGAACTTACACAAGTCCTACAGGTATGACTACTGCTCAAGGTGAAGCATTGGGTGATGCAGCTGCTAACTCTTTTGCAGAGATGGCATTCAGCATCGAGAAAACAACGGTTACAGCAGTTACACGTGCCCTCAAAGCTGAGTACACAATGGAACTTGCTCAAGACCTCAAAGCAATTCATGGTTTGGATGCAGAGACAGAACTCTCTAACATTCTTTCCACAGAAATTCTTGCTGAGATCAACCGTGAAGTTGTTCGTTCCTTGTATGTAACAGCGGTTGCTGGTGCTCAAGTTAACACAACGACTGCTGGTACTTTTGACCTTGACACAGACTCTAACGGACGTTGGAGTGTTGAGAAGTTTAAAGGTCTGATGTTCCAGATCGAGCGTGATGCCAATGCTATTGGTCAACAGACTCGTAGGGGTAAAGGTAACATGATCATCTGCTCCGCTGATGTTGCTTCTGCACTTCAGATGGCTGGTGTTCTTGATTACACTCCTGCCCTTAACAACAACCTTAATGTAGACGATACATCAACCACATTCGCTGGTGTGATGAATGGTCGTTATAAGGTATATGTCGATCCTTATTCTGCCAACGTAGCTGCTTCTCAGTACTATGTTTGTGGTTATAAGGGTACATCTCCTTATGATGCTGGTTTCTTCTACTGCCCATACGTTCCACTACAGATGGTTCGTGCGGTTGGTGAGAACACCTTCCAACCAAAGATTGGTTTCAAGACTCGTTACGGAATGGCCGCAAATCCATTTGCTGCTGCCGGTGCGAGTGCTGATGGTTTCCCTGCTTCTGGTCTTAACTCAGATGCTTCCTTGGATGCCAACACCAACTCTTACTATCGTAGGGTTAAAGTTAACAATCTTATGTAATAATAAGAAGAAACTTAACTACAAACTTAAAGGGGGTTCCTATTCGGAACCCTCTTTTTTTTATAAATATAGGTGAACGGAGAATAAGTTATGGTGGTAGAAATATTAGCAGGAATAGCTCTTGCAAAATCAGCAGTTAGTGGTATCAAAAGTGCTATAGACACCGCTAAAGATGTGAATGATATCGCACACCATATTGATGATCTTTTCAGAGGACAAGATCAAATTAGAAAAAAGGTTGCGAAAGATAAAAGATCAAAACCTAAAAGTAAAATGCGTTCTATGTTTAGTAGAAAAATGGGAGAAGATGAAGACGATGATCTAAGTGTTGGTGCTGTTGCTACAATGGTGTTAGAACAGAAGAAGATGGATAGAGAGATTTTGAATCTTGGAATTCGTATTGATAATAAATTCGGCAGGGGCACTTGGGATGAGATACTAACAACGAGAGAAAGACTACTTGAGGAACATAAAGCAAAGGTTGCCAAACAAAAGAAAAGAGATAGAATACACGCTAAAGAATCAGATGTATTTTGGGGTAATGTTTGGTCATGGACATGGCAAATTAATGTAGTGGTTGGTTTTATTTTATTAATGTGGTATTGGTTAGCTTCTCAAAGTAAAGGTCAGATACCATTTTTGTGGTAGATATTGGAGAAAATTTTGCATAAGTACGAAATAGGAATCTACAATAGAGTTATAAGAGAAAAGGTTAGAGATGGCGAAATAGTTGGCCAAGAAGAATCTAAGTGGGAAGATGTTCATTATTTTGACATTGAAGCAAAAAACGAAATAGAAGCTGAAAAAAAGATTAGAATGGAATACTCAAAACTACTAGGTTTTGAAATTGATTGCATCAATAAATATCGTGACTAAATAGTAGTATGGCAACAGTACAAACACAACCAGATAAACTAGACTATGCAAGTCCAACTCAATTTAGGTTTGGTATTCACCAACTTCCGAAGGTGGAGTTTTTTGCCGTTTCTGCAACAATACCAGCTATTGCTTTAAGTGATGTTTTAGTTCCCACACCATTTAAATCTATTCCTATGATGGGCGATCAGCTTACATTCGATAATCTAAGTGTAAGTTTTATTGTTGATGAGTTTCTAGAGAACTATCTTAGTATTCATGAATGGATGACTGCGATAGGATTTCCAAAAAATAGAAAACAATTTTCAGATTTTAAAACAA